TTTCAGTGCTCCACGCTCAATGCCTACTGCCAATGGTCGGTAGTCCCGAATAGCCAGCAGAATCTTGCTGGCAGTCTCTTGGATGTCCCAGCGTCCGTGGACAATCTCTTTGACGAACCAAACTCCGTCATCAGTGACTTTGACGACTGCAATAGCCGATTCATCTAACTTGATCTTGGCGTTTCCAGCGGCTCTAGCCACTTCCTCAAAGCCAGCCAAGTCGCAGGCAATGTAGTAACTGCCATACTCAGGCTCAACCCCGTATTTCAGCCAATCTTCTTTGAAAACATCAGAGCCAGCATTGTTGAAACTTGCCTTGTATTCTTGGTTGAAGGCAAATGTTGACATCGTTTTCTTGGCGTTTTCTATCTCTGTTGGGTCAATCAGAGGGTTGTCAGCCGTAGTGAAGTGCCATGAGCGCCATTCTGGGTCTTCTTCTTCCAGCCCCAGTTTGTACATATCGTAGAACCAGTTTCTGCCCTTTGGCGTACCAATGAACAGACCTCGACCTTTTTTGTCTGACAAAGCGGCTCGTATGACTTGTTCCCAGGCTTCAGGCTTAATATCAGCAACTTCGTCTAAAACCACGAATGTCAGGCTCACGCCCCGCAGGGTATCGGGCCTATCAGCGCCACGAACATAGATTTTGGCCCCGTTGATCAGGGTGATGTCTTGGTTGTTCACATGGCTACCAGCAATGACTTCACGCCCGATTTCCAGCAACACATCCCAAATAATCTGCCGAGCCTGCCCGTTAGTCGGAGCCACATACATGACTGCCGAGCCAGCAGGACAGCGTAGCCCTTCAATGATCAGGCTGGTGGCGGCAAGGCGGGATTTACCGCAACGGCGACCAGCGGCTACGACTTTGAAGCGTGTTTTGTCTTGAAAGACAGTTTGCTGCCAAGGAAGGAGTTTGAACTGTAAATCAGCCATTCTTGTCCTCAACATCAATGATTTCAGATTCAGGCTCATCAGGTGAGCCTATGGATATGGGGTTATCTCCAATGCCAGTGATATTGATGGTCACAGCACTTCTTTGGTTCTTTTCTTTCTCAAACATACTGACAGGTAGTGTTCTGTCCATCAGTAGTTTGATCATAGAGGCTTGGGCAGGGTGTTCGTCATTCATAGCGATTTCAATGGCTTTGTGGACGACATTTGTGCCAGCAGAGTTCAAGAGGATGTTTTTCAGGGCTTTGAGTCTTTGGCCTTCAGTAACTGGGAGGAGGTCTTGTTTTTGCTTAGACAAGTCTTTCACAGTCATCTGACCAATTGTTTTCTTAGGTCTTCCACGACCTCTCTTGACGGAAACATCGCTCATTCTTTTGCCCATAGAAGGAAGTTATTGAGTAGGGTAAGCCCATTGACAAAAACTGTCAAGGCTGTATTATGCAGTCGGGGCCATGACCCAGCCCTCCATGCTGTTGAGCCGACAAAGTGGGATAAACATGGCGAATCAGGCGAGTCTCTAGTAGGGCAGTGTCAAAGATGAGAATCTTCACACTCAACTCGAACAGGGCAATGTTGCTTGAACTGGTAATGTCTGACAAACAACCAGTAGCCTAGATAAACAAGAGGCTCTCTTCTCAAAGAAGAACACACCTGTATATACGGGTTGCAGTCTCACGCCTATACCCTTAGTCCGACCTTCTTCTTGCTACCTAGTCGTCTCCATTGTGTTTTCTAAATTGCCTTTTTCAGAGTTTGGGTGGCTCCTACAAATCTTCCTCACCACACACACCCCTCCCCCCCTACTGTTGCTTCCACGCAACAAACCAAGCAACAGACGCAAACGAGACTGATTCTCAAATGCTAGTCATAATTAACCGACCAGTCGGTCGGGTAATGGAAAGCGGAAGCACCATCTCGGGGCATCATATTAAATTGTCACCAAACGCTCACTCTGGCGATAATTTACTTTTATTGATGTAATCCGCAACTATCATGCACGATTCAATACTTTTATGCAGTCAACATTTATACTTACATGATATTCTTGTGTCTTATATAAGATATGAGACAGATAATCAGAGTGCTATCAAAATTGGCTCACTGATTAAAAAATACAATGATGCTAGCTATTGACAAAGTGTGTTTTCAATGTAGAATTATCCTCAATGGCTCAAATTCTTGGGTCAGATTAAAAGGCGTAAAACATGGACAAAATGACAAGAGAACAGTGGCTCAACAGTGCAATGGATGAGCTGAAAACACTGTTTAAACAACACGGCGTTGTTGCACCCGATCTAGTACGTGCATCATGTGGCTTTCCCTCAAAATCAGCACTCAGCGCCAAGAATCGGCGAATTGGCGAATGTTGGAACGCTCGGGCCAGTGCTGATAAACACGCTGAGATTTTCATTTCACCTACCATCAGCGACAGTATGCGAGTGCTAGACATTCTCGCCCATGAGCTTATCCATGCTTGTCACCCTGGTGATGGACACGGCAAACTGTTTAAACGCACTGCTACTGCTATTGGCTTGGAAGGCAAAATGACCGCTACTGTCGCAGGCGAATCGTTTAAACAATGGGCAACTCCCGTAATTGATCGAATCGGCGTTTACCCTCATGCTGACCTTATTCCCGCAAATGCCATTAAAAAGCAAACGACAAGGATGTTAAAGTGCGTTTGCGATCAATGCGGTTATACAGTGCGAGTCGCAGGAAAGTGGCTCGCTGACATGGGTGCGCCACATTGCCCCGATCACGGCGAAATGCAAACTGTTTAAACAACCCGCCCGCTTCGGCGGGCATCCATTCAAATAGGTGTCAATCATGCAAAAACCCGATTTAATCGTTTCCATTGGTTCCATCATTGGGGCTTTTTTCCTCGTCTGCATCCTGATCGTTTGGGGGTGAACCATGAAACCTTATGCACAATACAAAAGAGACGGAAGCCTTTGGAAAGCAGGAAGCACAATTCTAGGTTTGTGTGCCGCTTATAACCATGCAACAAACCCAAGCATTGCCATGACAAGCCATGAGCACGATCGTTCATTCTGGTATGCCAGAGCGATTAAAAACAGAATGTCTCGCCTTGGTTTCAAGTATGGGAAACACTATGCAGAACAGTCCAATGGCTCACTCTGGCCTTTACCTGTAAACACTTCTAAACACTAAAACCCATACCATTGCCCATTAGTCCTAGTGGGCCTTGGCCTGGGCTTTTCCAGGGTTCTTTAATAGGTGTCAACATGAAACAACACACGCGTTACATCCCTTCGGGATATGAGTTAATTGCCAAAGATGAGCGCTTCGGGTTTGAGTGCTGGGGCAATCTGGATGTCATCACCAATTCTGGGAAACACGCCATTTATGCAATTGCCTACGGTGGAAAACGCACCAAATCAGATTGGCATTATCGATTTAAAGATGAATCCAGTTTGCAGCGCCAGATTGAACAAACCTTGAGGGGTTATATGCAATCGGCAGAATTAAAAGCCGAATGGAAAGCCAAACGCAATGCGCCACATGATGTAAAAGTGGGTGACATTTTTAAATGCTCATGGGGATACGATCAAACAAACATTGATTTTTATGAGTGCGTTGCAGTGCTGGGGAAAATGATCGAAATTCGGGCAATTGCTCAGGATTCAATGGAAACCCTTTCAATGCAAGGCGAATGCGTCCCCATGCAAGGCGCTTTCATTGGTGAACCCATGCGGAAAAGGGTAAGCATGGGGGGAGGTGAACCATCGGTGAGAATCCAAAGCTATTGCAGCGCCTATCGCATGAAACCCTTGGCAACCATTGGCAATAAACCCGTGTTTGCATCATCCCATTGGACAGCATACGCTTGAGGGGTAGGCCATGAATGTATCTGAACACGCCAAAATTTTGAAAGCATACATTGACCGCTTATCAATGGCAGACCTGAAAATAATCACGCAAGTGCATGGTTACTGCTGGGATGAACAACTAAATGGAAACGCTGGCAGCCAAAGGTCTGAAGATGAACACTTGCAATCGGTTATTTTGAATGCGCTAGGTCAAATGCTGTCCCATGATCGGGACAACATAACCCGCATCATTGATAACACGCTAAATCGTAAGGCCAGCCCATGATCTATGCAACCCTCGCCCTAATCCTTAAAATAATCCTCAGACGCTAGTAAACACCAACTTCCCCAAGGTTTGCCCCTATTCAGGGGCTTTTTTTCGTCCCTTGATTTAAGCCATTTTTTACCATTGCCCTAGTCTTCCCCTTCCGACTCTGAAAAATCGTCCCAAAAGCCGTTTAAATCGCTTCTATGGGCATTTTTAAGGGCTTCCCAATCCTCCCAATCCAGCGTCAGTTCAGGATTGACCCTGACCGACAGCCCAACATGGTCTAAATTCATTTCGTCACGCAGGCCGATATTGTAGAAGTGTTGCGCCCATGCAACACATATCCTGACCCCTTCGTTCATGTTACCCTGCCCCAGTTTCAGCAGGACATCGATGCTGGCTTGGTCAAGGTAAGGGTGAATCTGCTTTTTCACGCCTGACCCCTGTATGTAGTTGCCGCCAATAGTCTGCTATCAGCAGTGCCTCAGCCACCCCATGATCTTTTTTTCGTTTGAGTGGCGCTTCAGGCCACATCATCCGAGCCACATCTAGGCTTTCATCTTTGTTGCTGGTTAACCCCCAATACTTTTTCCAGGCTTGGGGGCTGACAAAGTGAACAGGGTAGCGTGTTAGCTCACATACTGCTTCAATGACCCCTACTGCTCGCATAAAACGGGCTGTTGAGGCTATTCCCTGCCCAGGCATACTGTGAACGCTCTCAATGCAGATTTGCGCCCCTTCCTTGGGGTCTATGGCCTTCAGTAGGGCGTTTTTGAACACAATGGGCAGTATGCGCTTGTCCTGATGCTCAATGAACCATGCTTCGATGTAGTTGCCATGCTGATCAAGAGCACCTACCGCACCACTGATCAAACCAGGGTCTATGCCGCAGTAAATTGTCATTTAATCGCCTTGATTCTGGTTAAAAAATCTTCTTTGAAGCCTTTGAATAGCCCAGATGTGTCAGCATCAAGGTCTTGCACTCTCCACCAGATGTGCGCCTTCCACCCAGGGTTCCTCGCCAGCCTCAAGCAAGTGTCCATCCACTCCACATAAATCTCCGCTTGCCCACAGTGCTCGGGTAACGGTGAGTATCGAATGGCATCCAGTTTCTTTGTGCTCATCAAGAATTCGCTTGGCTTGTTCAGTATTCATGTTTTGTCCCCAACGCTTCATTGGCTAATTTAAGCGCAATTTTGCTTACATGACGACCTGCTGCATGACGATCAATAATTCTTCTAGCCCATCCTTTTGGATCGCCTGAATAGTCCTTGATGTCATCATTGAAATATGACGGTGTTTGCTTGCAGTATTGATCAAAACAATTCATGCAATAAGAACCATATTTGATCAACTCCTCGTTTAGTCTTGATGCTCCACATATCCTACAAAGATTACGAATTTCACTGAAATCTTCTTTTTTTTCGGTTTCAAACGATCTTTTTGCATCAGCGTATCCCATGATCACTCCTTATGGTATGCACCCTCAATGATTCGAGGAAACTTGCTTGGGTTAAACAGAAAGTCAAGGTCAGCTTTCCAATCCTTGCTTCTGCCTGTCAGAAACTTGGACTTTGAAACCATCTCGAAAAACCAGGAAAAGAACTCCAGGCCCTTTTCTTTGTCCAGCTTGTCAGTAGTCACAACCTCACGCCATCTAGCAGAAATAGCCCTTCTGCGTGAATCATTTATCACTGTGACCCTGCTCAACATTGGCAATTTCTCGTTGTAAAGAGAAATAATTTCATCAATCGGTGCAGATGGTGTTCCCGCTTGGCGGGGACGAATAGCTTTAGCTATTTCTGTCTCTGTCTCTCTCTCTGTCTCTGTCTCTGTCTCTGGTAGATCATCTTGATATTGACTTGATATCACATTGATATCATCTTGTTCCAGCCAATGAGAGAGGCTTTTTATTGATTCATTAGTTTGCTTTTCAGTCAATCTAAGCCTGAAAGCAAGAGTTTTAATGTTTGGAAGCCTGCCATCATCTTCGCTTGCAATAAGCCAAAGCATAGTCAGCACTTTTGCTGAAAGTGGGTCAAGTTGATGCCACTCGTAGTCGTCAAGAATGTCCCGATACAGCTTAACCCAAGGAGGACGACGATCCTTGAAATGCTGGAACTTGTGCCAGTTTTTGATGCGCATGGAATTTTCCACCTTAAAAGCACCCTTGATGAAACTTCTGGCAGGCGAGGGTGGGACGCTTTTCGAGAGGGTAGCTACTCCCTCTCTAGCCAGGTTTCAAATTTATCCTAGCATGATTTTTTTGTCAACGCTAGATTAAAAACAGTTTGTTGTGCAATTACCAAAATAGCAACAGGTCGTACAAGTCACTATTCTGCTTCCAGACATGATTGTGTGAGTCGAGCAATTAGCCCATACCACAGTGGTAAAAACAGCCGCTAACCAACCAAAAACAATTTTCTTGAACATGGGACACTCCTTAAAAAGAATCCACATATTACACAACTTTCTGTGTTTTCAAAATGCTATCAGAACTGAAAATCCAATAGAAAAATACAATCGTTGCTTTTTTGCACACCCTATTGACCAAGTGTGTAATCAATGCACAATAGACCCCACTGCAACAACGCAGTGTTCAACAGGAGTCACAAAGTGAATGAATCTGACAAAATCAAGTTTGAAAAATGGGCGTTTATTCAAGACATCAACATTGACGACATCACTGAGGCCATCCAAGGCTCAGAAGCACTCTGTCAAGCCATCCGTAACAACCACTGGACTGATGTAGCCGACATCATCAGGAATCGCATTGAGAACACTGCTCAGATAACAGCAGAGTTCCGTGTCATGGTCATGGATGATGAATACCCCACAAAACCAATTGATGATGTGCAAGAGCTTGAGGAATATCAACTGCGCCAGATCGAGCGTCAGCAACAAGCCCTAGAGCGTAAGAAACAGGCCATCACCAATAAACTCGCCCTAGACGATGATGAACTCAAAGTGCATGAGATCAACCTCATGCTGATCAGCTCACTCAAACGCTATGTCAAGACGGACATCATGGTAGGCACAACAGACAACACAATTTACAAGGATGCCAAGGCACTTCTTGAAACTCTGGGAGAGATGTGATGCAAATGAAGATTCATTCTGAGAAGAAGATCAATGAGGCATACGATGCTCATTCAGGCATGGAATACTGCTATTTCTGCATGAGAGAGCGTCTGAGCCGTGATGAGTGCTGCGGTCAGTCATCCTGGCTCAAGTTCCGTGATCTGTCTGCTGACAGTCGCTATTCCATCGCCATCAACTATCTCAACCAGTTGGAGAGCAAATGATGGACAAAGAGGCTTTGCGTAAACTGATCTGGGACGACCAGATGAGAGACTCAACAGAGTATTGCTGCTATTGTGGGCAAGAAAAATATCGCCTTGGCTGCTGTGGTGAGGCCCACTACGAGACTTTTGCCGAGATGGAAAAGGAAAAACAAGATTACATCGTTGATTCGTTGCTTGATGATGAACTGGAGGGTAAATAATGACTAAGCCAACAGGAATTAGCATGGATATTCCAGACCCAACTAAGAAGGGAGACAAGTTCTTGGTCACAGTCAAAATTGTAAACATGACTAGAACTCCAGTTGCAAAGTTGGAGTGCCACGGAACCTATGACAGGAAAACAATTGATGCAATCTTAAATCTAATGGGGGTCAAATGAAACTCAAGGCAATCAAGATGGAACATCGCCCACAGACTGAGGTTCGCCCTCAATCTTTGCTTGATAAAAACTTCAAGTATGTTCCTGCATCAGCAACCGATGTAACCCAGACTTGGAAGAAGTTTGGTTGGACACCAATTGAGAACAAGGAGAAGCACTATGAATCAAAATGAATTTGACGATTACTCACATTACCTGATGGAGTTGGAAAAGCTCACCAAGACCTTGCATGACAAGTGCCTTCACAAAAAATACGATGGTTATGTGCAAGACATTAGCAATGCTCATATGCAACTCACCAAGCTCATGCTCTGGATAATGCGTGAGGTAAACAAAAAATGAGAAGGTGGCACTTCCTCCCAGACAAGGATGGCGACTGCTACTACTTGCGAGTGGTAGATGTTTGTCGTGATGAGTATCTTCATGTCGATTATGAAATCTACAAAAACGAATGCGACAAACCAATCGAAATCGATTTTTTCAAAGACGAGATAGCCAAGATCATTAAGGAGATCAAAGATGAATACAGAAAAGAAGAATTTTTTGACTGAGGTTGACAAGATTGTTGAACGAAGCAAAGAAAAAGCAAAAAATCACTCTGAGGAAATAGGCTCACAATACGCCTATCTATCAGGTGTTCTCACAGTAGAGCTTTATCACGCTTACTCATTACTTGAAATGGCTCGGGATGAACTCAAACGGATGAAACAGGAACTTAACTCAATCGGAGAAATTTAAATGAATGTCTATCAAGCAATCAACGCAGTCCAGGCAGAACTTGCCAAGATCGGTATCAGCAAGAACTCTAGGAATACTCAGGGTGCTGGCTATAACTTCCGAGGCATCGATGCGGTCTATAACACCATGTCATCCATCATGGCTGAAAAAGTCAAGACTTTGATTGCGATGGAAGATTCGAATGTAAATATGAAATCTTCATCAACGATGATGACGAGCCTGTCTTCAAGAATGATGAAGATGAGCCATTCACAGGCGATCTGCCAGAGAACATCATCAAAGACATTAAGAAGGTCATTGAAAGGCTAAAACATGAATACAGAGACTGGCTCTATCAACCTGACTAGCAATAGCCCGAGAGAAGAAGAGTTGCTGACAAGGCTTAACTCTTTGGAAACTCAGGTGAATGACTTTGTGGTCATGTTGGGTCAGCACAACAAGCAGATACACAGAATGTCAATCATCATCTCTGATCTGCTGAAAAAACTTGAGTCAACAGGCGACAAAAATTTATAATCAATCTTCAATCAACAGGAGTTACCTATGAATGTGTATCAAAAACTCAATGAAGCTCGTGAACGCTTCCATCAATCAAAACTCAACAAGTCTGGTCAAAACAAGTTCGCTGGTTACAAATACTTTGAACTATCAGACTTCGTAGTTCCCGCCTTGCAAATCTTCAAAGAGGTTGGTCTAACCTCAGTGATTAGCTTTGGCAAAGAAACAGCAGATATGCGTATTGTCAACAACGAGAAGCCAGATGAGGTCATCGTTATTGAATCCCCCATGTCATCAGCCGCACTCAAAGGTTGCCATGAGGTGCAAAACCTTGGCGCTGTGCAGACCTACCTCAGACGCTATCTGTGGGTGGCAGCACTTGAGATTGTTGAGCATGATGCGCTAGATGCCACAACAGGCAAGAAAGGTGATGGCCCTGTCGTTCGTCCTACCAAAGTAGAGGTAGACGAGTCACGAGAGAGCCTATTACAAGATGTCGCAATCGCCATCCAAGACCGCTTTGATGCCGACGACATTATTGGCGCATGGGAAGAGTTCTCGGGTCTGACAGACGCTGACGAGAAAACCCATGTTTGGGGGCAACTGCCCAGCAATGTGCGATCAGCACTCAAGAAGCACAATGAATCACTGAAAGGCAAATGATGGAAAAGCAAGCACGAGATAACTCAGGCGTTTTGTTCAAAAACGACAAGAAAGAGTCTGAGAAACACCCCGATTACAAGGGAAGCATGATTGTCAATGGCACTGACTATTGGCTATCAGCCTGGATTAAAGAGGGCAAGAGTGGCAAATTTATGGGTCTGGCACTGTCGCCCAAGGATGAGCAACCGCCTGCCAAGTCAACTCCTCGTCCGTCTAAAGAGATGGATGACGATTTGCCATTCTGAGTTACGGGGGAAAGTGGATGCTGGCGGCATAGCAAATGCGTGTCGAAAGTACCTTCCAGACGCAGCGAGTACCCCACCATTTTTCATAGGAGTCAATCATGTTCAATCCATTTCAATTCGTCAAAGAGAAGTTCGGCACACCCATCCATAGGCTGGTTCGTAGAGATGACCCTGTAACCTCGTATGAGGCAGCAGAGAAAATCGATACAACAAAGATGGAGCAAATGGTCTTGGAGGCCATAAAACGCTTCCCAGAGGGTTGTATTTCAGATGAAGTGCTTGCCGAGTTCCCGCATCTCCCATACTCTTCTGTGACTGGTAGATTCAAAGCCCTATACGAAAAGGGTCACATTGAAATTATTGGTGTTCGCAAAGGCAAATCAGGTCGTAATCAACGAATTATGAGGGCAACATGATTGAAGCTCAAAAGGTCTTTGAAATGCTAATGAAGGCAAACGGCTATTCAAAGGAAGAGTTGAAAAGAAAAAATCAGGGCTATGTCAGCAATACTGTCCAGACCCGCTGGAAATACTTTCTTTTGGGCTGGGAAATGAGAGGATTGAAATGAAAGACGAAGCATTGAGGCTGGCGTTGGAGGCGTTGGGACATTTTGAAAAAGCAGGGTTGACAACACTAAGGACGATTGACGCCATCACCGCTATCAAACAAGCCTTGGCACAACCAGAGCCTGTCATAGACCATTCTGCGGCTGTTCGTATAGCAACTGCATTGGGTTGGGAGCCAAAGCGTAAGCCAGAGCCAGAGCCTGTGGCGTTAGGACACAAAGAGAAAGACAAATACGAATTTGTGCCAACAGCAAAATGGTTCGGTGAATTGCCTGATGGGGTTCATCACCTCTACACATCCCCACCCAAGCGTGAATGGCAGGGGCTGACGGATGTTGATGTATCAAAGATTCTTGATGAACAAAATGGTTTTTACACATTTGAAAAATGTTTTAATTTTGCAAAAGCCATTGAAGCCAAACTCAAGGAGAAGAACACATGACGCCAAAACAAGAGGAAGCCTTGCGTGAGTGGCTGCAAGAAGCCATCGTCCCATTGATTGAGCAAGTGCTGGTCAAGAAGTTAGGACAAGCCATGACCTACGCATCAAAAGAATTGATCCAACCCAAGCGTGAATGGCAGGGGCTGACGGATGAGGAGATTAAACAGATCGAAGAAACAACGACCTGCGAGGGAAATGAATCGTGGTTGCGGAATCTGACACGAAACATCGAAGCCAAGTTGCGGGAGAAGAACACATGACCCCTGAAGAACGAGTCATGAGGGCATCTGCTGGTCGAGCACACTTGGGTATGCTGATGGACTGGTTTGAGGCGCTTGGAAACTGGGAGGCTTATTTTAGAGCCTGCAACTTGTTCCACATGTACGACGAACTGTTAAAGGCCGAACTCAAGGAGCAGAACAATGACCAACCCATTTGACTGGAAAGGCAAGCCAAGTGTATTTGCCAAAGACAAGGAATTCAAGCCGCTAAAGAACGGCAAGACCAGATCACAGACCTCAAGCGAAGGGTTGCAAAAGGTCTATGACAAGGGAATCAACTCAGCCACATTGCTGATCAGCGACAAGACCGAGGGCGGTATGTCAGAGGCATTTAAACGCATACACAGGAGAGAGAAATGAACTTTCAGACGATTGGTTTGTGTGAATTGAAATTCAGGGTGGATGTGGCAATCAATCACAAGTTTGAGACAGATAGGCTGGAGACAATCCGTCTCGCCATAGAGAAAGCCATAAACGATAACGCTAATCACAGTCTTGTGATGGGCGAGTCCATGATTGAATTGTTAGAGGTAAAGAAATGACTGAACCAAAAGACCTGAAGATTGAGTTTGCGCCGGGGTGCTTTGACAATTTTGAAGGCACACAGGAAGAACTCCAAGAGATGATTGCCATGCTTCACCAGATGGTGGCAGACGGCACACTTGATGATAACTCAACGCCTGTTGACCCAGACGATGAGGAATTCATCAACGCCATGCAAAACAAAATGAAACAGAGGCAATGATATGAAAGGCGGAGCACGACCGGGGTCTGGCAGAAAGCCAGCCAACTTTGACCGCAACAGGGCACGTAAACTAAAACAGGAAGGGTTTACCTACGAAGAGATTGCCAGTCGATTTGGCGTGAGCAAGTGGTCCATCGCTTGGTTTTTCAGGGAAGAAAAGAGAAAAAATGAAAGTAGTCTTGTCCGAAACTGAGAGGGAACTGTGCAGATATATTGGCGAGTTACGCAACTACATCACCGCACAGAACTCCCCGGACATGATGCAAGACAAAACAAAGAACACGGTGCAAATCTCCATCGACGGGGTTATGTCAGAGTACGCGGTGGCCAAGTATCTGAACATCCACTTTGATATGAACTGCGACTACAGGAAGTTTGGCCCCGACCTGATCTCAAAGAAGGGCGCACCCATAGATGTCAAGAGCACAACCAAAAGGGGTGGTAACCTAAACGCCGTCGGCTGGGCGGCCAATAAGCCGGCACAGATTTATATCCTCACCGAGATACACGAAGACGGAGTGGAAGTGGTAGGCTGGATTTCAAAAGAAGATTTCATCCGTCCAGAGAACCTGATGGACGTCGGCAATGGCCCGTTCTATTCCATAGCACAGAAGGCGCTAGAGAAATTCAATGATGTACCGAAACAAGAAACTGCTTGAGGCCGTCCGAGAGGCGCCCTGCATGAACTGCGGGGCACAAGATGGCACAGTGGTAGCCGCCCACTCCAACCAACTCAGGGACGGCAAAGGCCGTGGCATCAAGGCGCACGATTACCGGATTGCTGCCCTCTGTTACCGCTGCCACTCAGACCTGGATCAAGGCTCCCGCATGACCAAAGAAGAACGCCTCAACTTTTGGGAAGAGGCGCATCGAAAAACTGTCGGCTGGCTGTTTGAGTCAGGTCACATCTGAGCCATCTCTCTGAGTGTCCTCAGGTCGATGTTCTTCAGTAACTGGTACTCCATCTCCCGCAACTTCCTGATCTCCTCTTCTTTGCGCTCAGAGGTGAACTTTGGGTCTTCGATGTTGGTGATCATGTTGACCTGCTTACGAATCGTCGTCAATTGGTTGGCAATACGATTCACCACCGGAGACAAAGCCAACCGCTGACGCACCTTCTCATCCGACAGGTATTCCTCAATCTCTTGCGGGCTACGGTTCTTCAGGTCTGACAAAGTGTTTGCTGCCCGGTCGGTAATGTCTTTCAGCGCATAGAAGTCTTTCCGAAGACCAACCTCATACTCCTTAGACACGAATGCGCTGGCGTTGGGAATGGCATTGGCGGCGTCTTGAAGGCTCATGTCCGGACGTGTAGTGCCAGCCATGGCCGCAATCAGCGGGTTGGTTGTCATCAGGAACAAACCACCGAACGATCCAAACATTCCGCGAATTAAATGGTCTGCCACGATGGGAGAGATCAACTCAGTCTGGCCAAGCACCTTTGCAAACTCCGACGTGCTGTCCTCAAACTGACGACTCTTATCCTTCTTGGCCTGATAGATGCCAACCAAGGGCTGTTGCTGGAAGAAGTCATAGTTAAGAATGGCTTCTGCCAATGGTTTGACGGCCTGAGGCACAGGTGTCGGGCTAAGAATAGAGTTGGCCAACAAAGAAGCCAGCGACGCACGGAACTTGGCAGGATCGGTCATGCCATTTTCTGTGATCAGGTGGTATGTATGCTCGGCCAAAACCTTGGGCAGCACAAACGCATCAGCCCGCAGAGGAATGCCCAACCCATTGGTACCGGGAATCATCAGCAGTCGGTCACGGGTCGGCGTGGGCTTCTTCTCATAGCCCTCATCATCCCCCATCATCATTGCGTACAGCATCGACAGCGCCATCACGGATGCCGTCGTAGCCGCCAGTGTCTGAAGCGCCGCCTTGCGTTCAGTGGGCGATGTGCCAACACCGGTCAGAGTGCGGTAAGCCACGTTTTGGGCGGCAAGGTATGCGTTGAAGAAGGGGATCACTTGGCCGGCCATGGCCAGCATCTGGCTGCTACCCCGACGGCGCACGTTGAATATCTCAAACGCCTTTTCTATCGCCTCTGCACGGGACATACCC